GGAGAACAAGGAGTATTGCTCTGTGAACCATACAAATCTGAAATCTGCAAACACTGGAGATTTCGAACGCCTGAAATCGCGTTCGCATCGGCAAATAGAATTTACACTATGTTTAATGACTATCTTATTCGTGATGAGTTTGTTGGGGCTGATATGGCACGCAAGTTCCTTATGATGGGATGGACAAGAGCAAGAAGGTATGCCAATCATCGTAACGGAAAGAAATACGATGATAAAGGTAGAATCAAACCACAAGAGTCTGATCATTGGACTTGTGATAAAGCAGAGTCGGCACGAATTTTTAAGCGTGTATACGATGCAGCAAGAACAAACAAAACTTACAGAACAATGGTTCGTGAGTGGAGAAAAAAAGAGGAGAAACGCGCCGTGGGAGGAACTGGCACTTCTCAGTGCGACTTATAATCGTGCAAACTTGGTTCGATTCCAAGACGGCGTATTATAAATAAAGTAGAGTCGCTGATGTTCAGGACTCAAGTATTACTCGCTTAGAAAAGGAGAACAAGATGATTAATACACAACACTTTGTCGGTCTATCCGAAAAATTCTGGAATGATATTAGTTGGTTCGAATCGCTACAACAATCAACACAATCATTCCCGCCTTACGACCTTTTAAGGGTCGATGAAGACAACGCAGTATTGGAGTTTGCTCTTGCGGGATATGATAAAAACACCATTGAAATTAATGTTAACCCTACTGAAACGAATGTTCGCATTCTCGAAGTTTGTGGAGGGTCAAGTAATGGTGAGAACACTGATGAATCATACGAGCATCGAGGCATCGCACGCCGAAAGTTTACTACGAGAATCCCACTCTCACAATATTGGGAAGTCTCAGACGCAAAATTCGACAACGGAATCTTATCGGTGAATCTTCACAGAAACGTGCCAGAAGAAAAGAAGCCAATTTCAATTAATGTTCAATAATTTTAAAACCAAATAACCCCCTCGAACGTCCAGGATGAAATACGCTTGGACGTTTCATTATAAATATTACCGCTTGACACGATCTGTTTTTCTGTTATACTTAAAGCATGAACATATTCGCTATTGATAAAGATCCTATTGTTTCTGCCCAGTCTATGTGCGACAAGCATATTGTCAAAATGATTCTTGAGGCTGGTCAAATGCTTTCTACTTCTCATCGTTATCTTGACGGTGAACTTTATTACGAAATGAGTAAGGGCGCCAAGCCTCGAAAAATTAAACGATGGCGATTAACTGACGAGCGTGAAGACATACTCTGGAAAGCAACCTTCTTACATCACCCATGTACAGTATGGACATTCGAAACATCTGAAAACTATTCTTGGCATCAGAAGCACGCCAAGGCGTTGTGTGAAGAATACACATATCGCTATGGTAAAAGACACAGTGCAGAAAATCTTATTGACAAACTAGAGCAGTTGCCCTACAATATCGTAAAAGGTAAACTGACAAGATTCGCTGTTGCGATGCCCGAAGAGTACAAAGTTGAAGACGCTGTTGAATCATATCGAAACTATTACAACGGCGCAAAATCTTATTTTGCAAAATGGACTAAGCGAGATGTTCCTGCTTGGTACACTGGAGTGTTTAATAATGCCGACGTATGACTACTGTTGCGAATCATGTGATTATGTATTCGAAGAGCAACTACTTATCAAAGATCGAAACAAACCTACAAAGAGACCATGTCCTAAGTGTGGTAAAAAAGACATAAAGAAAATGGTTGGTGCACCAGGCATTGGTGACGCAGTTTCTCTCGGTCGAAAAAAGATTGATAATGGCTTCCGTGAAGTCTTATCTAAAATTGAAGAGAAAACAGGACAACAAGTGCAAAGGAAATTTGATTAATGTTTGATCATGTAAACGTGGAACTTCCAGAAAGAAAAGTTCGAACCGACGAAAGCACAGGCAAACGATACTACATCATTGATGGTGTTGATGTACATTACCCATCAGTGACCACAGTTGTCAATCACGAAAACGAAGAGTTTTTTGCAGAGTGGCGTAAGAATCCTGAGAACGCAAAAATGGCTGCTCAGGCTGCTGCAAGAGGAAACAAGTATCACAATCTAGTCGAAGATTATCTCAACAACAAAGAGATCGAAAGTATTCCTTTGTTTGAATCCTCAAAGTTTAAACTCGACAAGATCAACAACATTCGCGCCCTTGAGGTTCCTCTTTGGGGCGATGTGTTGGAGTTGATTCGTGAAAACTATGGGTTGAGCGTCAAGGGCAACTTTGGCGTTGCTGGTCGTGTTGACTGCATTGCAGAGTACGAAGGACAACTGGCAGTGATTGACTTCAAGACAGCAAAGCGTCCGAAGAACGTAGAAGACATCGAGGGCTACTTGATGCAAGCAACATGCTACTCTCTTCTTTGGGAAGGACTTACAGGAGAAAAGATTCACGATGGTGTTATCATCATGGCTTGTGACGATCTCTCTTGCTCTGTTTATAAATTTAGAACTAAAAAACTCAACCGTCTCAATCGGTTGGTAGACATTATCAATTCATATCAACAAAAATACGGGAGACAAAATGGGATCAATATTCACAGTTAACACACGAGACTTTTCTAAAAAGGTCGAAGATTGTGTAAAGAAAACCAAAATGACATATATGGATGCAGTGCTACATATTTGTAATGAACATGAGATTGAACCCGAAACTGTAAAAAAGTTTCTTACAAAACCAATTAAAGAGAAAATTGAAAATGAGGCAAGAGGTCTTAACATGCTACCACGAAAAACGGAACTGCCATTCAAATGAGAACTAAAGTGAAAGGCTTTGAAGTTTATACCCTATACGTTGCCATGAAAGCACACTTCAAAACAAAGTCGTATGACTTTGTAAAGTTTGGTGGTAAGATTCGAAGTCGTATTTCTACATACAACAATCGTAAAGACAAATACTACTTTGAAAAATTAGCAAAGAAGTATAGCGAAAGCGAAATCAAAGAGATTCTCTTGTCGAATATTGTTGAGAATGAAGACATCTGGATCGGTGACACGTTTGATTCTGACGCAGAAGAAACTTGGAAAAAATGGAGATCAAAGAAAGATTCACTTGAAAGAGTTTTTAACAGCGAGTTTAATTCTATTTGCGAGTTTGCTGAAGAAAACAACATGAAGTTTGATGAGTTTTTTCAATCAAACGATGGTGACCATCCAGAAATATTGAAGTGGTATCTTCGTAAAGATATTTCGGTTGAAACCTTTTTGATACTTGACTCGCTACTAAGTTTTGTTTTACGATTGAATTGTGATTTAAAAGATGATGTGGTTTGGAATGAACACTCACAACGAATTAAGAAGTACCGTTCATTCTTTACAATCGACACAAAACGATTTCGTAAAAAAGCCTTGGATATTCTCAAAAAATATGAGATCCAAAAATAAATAATAGTATACTTAAGCACATACGGAAATATACAGCAAATACAAGGAGAAAAAATTATGTCGTATGCAGATTACAAAAACAGAAAGAAGAAGAATCTTGGCAATCTTCAAAAAGAATTAGAGAAGATTAACACCAAGACCACCAAATCTTATGAAGATGATCGTTACTGGAAACTCTCTTGTGACAAGTCAGGCAATGGTTACGCAATTGTTCGTTTCCTTCCTGCTTGTGGCAACGAAGACATTCCTTGGGTTCAAATCTTCAGCCATTCTTTTCAAGGACCAGGCGGCTGGTATATTGAAAAGTCTTTGACCACACTCGGTCAAAAAGATCCTGTCTCTGAAGCAAACACACTTCTTTGGAACAGCGGTATCGAAAGCGATAAGAAAATCGCTCGTGATCGTAAGCGTAAACTTCGTTATGTCTCAAACATTCTCGTTGTCAAAGATCCTGCAAACCCTGACAATGAGGGTAAAGTGTTCTTGTTTGAGTATGGCAAGAAGATTCACGATAAGATCATCGAGAAGTTGTCACCACCTGAAGTTCCTGATGGGTTTACTCCTGAAGATCCTGTCAATGTGTTTGACTTCGAAGACGGGGCAAACTTTATGCTTCAAGCGGCTCAAGTTTCTGGTTATAGAAACTACGACAAGTCTAAGTTTGACAATCAATCTTCGCTGTTTGATGGTGAAGATTCCAAACTTGAAAAAGTCTACAACTCACTGCACTCACTTCAAGAGTTGGTTGCACCTAGTGAGTTTAAGACCTATGACGAACTCAAGGCCAAGTTTGACAAAGTTGTTCATGGCGTAACGACTACCTCTTCTGCTGAGACTGCTCAAGAAGAAGACGTAGATCTTGCTGAAAAGATGTATGGCTCTAAGTCTAGCGTCACTGAAGACGTTGAGCAGACAATCAGCACAGGCTCTGATGAGAGCGAAACAACTGAGTCTGTTGAGCAAGATGATGCCTTCTCTTACTTTGAGAAACTTTCTCAAGAAGACTAAAAAGAAACCTTCTTTCTTCTTAGGGGATCGGCCTAGCCGGTCCCCTTTTTTTATACTTGCCCGACTCTGTTCAAACCACGAAGCATACTTGTGATTGTTGGATCTTGAACTCTTGCTGGTGGTGCTGCGATAATTGGAACTTTGTTTCCAGAACCACCTCGTGAGTTTATTTGTGTTTGTGGTGCTACAACATTCACTGCGGGTGAAGAACCAAGAGCAAAGTTTTCATTGCTTAGATTATTTACTAACGCACCAATATTGCTTGCAGGGCCAAGATACTTGTTAAACACAGAGTCTAAACTTGGTTTCAAATACTGATCACCAAAAGAACGAAGAGGTAGAATCGCTTCTGCTTGATTGTTCTCTGCGACTCTTGCGATCATACCATCTGGAGAACCACTAACAATACCACCCTCTGCAAACTCTGGTACTTTAAGGCCTCTGAAAAAGTTAATAGTGCTTTGTGCAAGACCATCTGGTATTAAAAGATCCCCAACCGCAGTGCTGTTCAAATACTCAACAGTTGATGCGATTCCGCCTGTGATGAGATCAAACAGAGCGGATACTGGTTTTGTAAACAAATCGACAATATCAAACTCACCAGTAAACAGGCCGTAGATGAGATCAAACGGTGCGGTGATCGCAGTCATAATTCCATCTGTGAAACTTTTCAGATAGTCAAAGTCAATCAAACCAAAAGTCAAGAAGTTCAGAAGACCTGCAAAGGCACCGCTGATACTTCCTTTTATCTTGTCAACAATAGTTCCTTCTGTGTTCACGAAGCCACTGATGGCACCACTAATAATATCAATAGCACCCAGAACAATGTTTAGTGGTAAGAAAAGTTTAGATAAAAACTTAAATACAACAGGTAGAAGTTTTGTGAGTGGACGAAGTATTGTGCTTGCAACTTTGATAATTGGTTTGATTGCCTTCATAATTGGGCCGAAGAATTTGCCGACACCAGCAAAAACTTTTCCTATTTGCCCAACTGTCTTACCAATAAACTCAACAATCTTGACACCGAAAGAAGATTTGAATGCTTTGATTATTGGTCCAAAAATTGACGCTTGAACGACAGCCGCGAAGTCTTCACCAAACGCAAAAACACCGCCAGCAAGAGCAGCAAAGCCAAGTGCGAGATTTTTGAGAAACCCGCTACCAACACCTTCTTTGATCGATTCAGAAATACTTTGACCAAACTTTTTCAGAGAATCACCTATACCGCTAAACATACTGAGGAGTTTTTTTTGTTCTCTTTGTGCTTCTCTTCTGTTTTCAGCCTCTTTGATGTTGTTTTTCTTCTGACTATCAATAAGTTTGTCATTGTGTTCTTTGATGCTGTCTTTAATTTCTTCCAGAACTTGTGAATCGCTATCGGTGCCACCACCGAGAGACTTTGTGTTTTCTTTCAAAGCCTTGACCAGTTCTTCCATGACCTTTATTGTTTTTGGATCGTCAACCATTTTTCCTACTCTTTAGTTCTTTGTTTTGTTTTTCCACATGATGTATAAGTTGCTGCATGTAGATTTGCCTTTCCCAAGGAATCATGTTTTCTATATCGGTCAAAGAGTAATTGAAATGGGTCATCATGTTAAAGTTCCAGATATAGTGATTCTTCAAGTTATCATGGAAAAGGCATATCAAAAAAAATCATAAATGTTGTCGAATACAACCTTTTCTTTTTTGTTTGTTTTTGGATCTTCATATACTACTTCGTGATATAGTTTTGGCAACGCTTCGAAATAGTCTGTTAACATCTTAAATTGTGATTGTGTTAGACTTTCTAGAAATTGTTTTAGTTCAGACTTTGTGTAATCTTTCGACGAGTACACTCCGTTTTCGTCATAGATGGATTCGACACACTCAGTTAGTATGTCAAAAAGTTTTTCTGTCTCATCCTCACCCGTGACTTTCGAAACAGAAAATGTTGGCGCCTTTAGTTTGATACCAATCTTTTCGTTGAGTTTGATATCAGACTTGACTCTTTTCTTTTTGATACCGATTGATGTCAAATCTACTTTTAGTTTTACTTTTTCGCCAGACTTCAACTCACGAATCAATTCTACAACTTCACCGACCGACCTTGCTCGTAGTTGTAGAAACAAATACTCAACATCAACGAGTGGTAACTCATCAATGTTTAGATCACCTTCGACGCAGTTTGTCACAACTGTTCGAAGAGAGTTTAGAATCTCGCTTTGATTTTTTGATTCGCTGGCAATAAGAAGAATCTTTTCTTCTTTTACCAAAAATGGACGAAACTTAATTTTCTTTTCTGATACGGGTAATGTTAAATCATATGTGGGTGTTGCAACAACCGGTAAAGGCATAATCTACTCCTTATTCAATCTCTTCAAGTCGACCCCTTCGCTGTCCTGTAAGTATGTTCGTTAGCGTGCTTACAACATCAATTCTTGCTTGTGAGCCTGGTTCAAAAGCAATGGGTGAATTGCCTCTAAAGAAACCAGATAAACTCTTTATTGGTTCTAAGATACCAAACGATAGTCTTCCGTCTTCAACAATTCTCGCAAGCGTTCTAGAGTTTATCAGGCCACTGAAGATGTTGTTCTGAATAATCTCGAAGGTGTTCTTTGGATCACCGAGAGGTATGTACTGATGAAAAGCAAACGTGATTGACTGCTTAATCATTTCTTTTGAACTATGATCTAAAGATATCTCACCTATTGTTTCTGGATAAACACCAGTTACAAGCGAATTAAAGATCTCTCGATCCTCGTGATCGTAAATACGAATAATGGCAACTGCGGCATACTCATCATAGAACTTTACGTTTTGTGTTTCTTTATTGATGATTGCATTTTGCCAAGATTCAAATATCAATCTTTCAAACATATCTTCGCCTACACGAAACGTGGCTTCGAATGTGTTTGTGTAGTTTTTAGCATATGGCATCTTTTTGATTGGGCCATAAATCTTTGCTTCTGCTGTTGAGATACCTTGACCAGGCATCGAAACATTTTCACAAGTAATGTAAAAACGTAGATTTCTTCCTGAAGTAAAAAGCGGCAACTCACCATCAAATGGTCCACCAATAAACTCAAGCGAAAAACGATTCGCCGAACTGTAACTGAAGTTGCCAATGTTTGCGACAACATCGCTGATAAAGAACTTAGGCATTCTTTGTGCTTTCTCTGTGAACCACAGACTCTTTTTCTTTCTTGAATCTTGCAAGCGGTAACGCTGCTGCGATTTCCCACTCTGTGGCAGGTATCTCAACAATCTGAGATTTTATATGCCGACTCAAGTATCGCTTTATACATGGCTTAACGCCTCTATATTTAGCAAAGTTCATTATGGTTTTGTATCTTACTCTCGCCAAACTCTTTTCTGTGGGTGGTGTCTTAGTGAGAAGTTTCATAAACTTTGAAAGAAGATTCATTCGAAGTTTGATTGGCAAGTAATGAAGATTGACACCCAAGAAACCATCTTTGTATATCTCTAAAATAATTATCATCGGGAAGGTGTCGTAGTAAGGAAGTTTTTTCTTTGTCTTTGGATCATAGTTAAAGAAATACATCTTACCGCGTATTTGTGCTGCTGATGCTCTACCTTTTCTGACTTGGGATGCAAGAACTCTTTTTGATATAGGCTTACGCTTTAGGCTTCGTATTTTTTCTACGATCCATTTGCGAGCCTTCGTCTTGCTTGTAAACCCCTCGGCTTCAAGTTCCTTTTGAATATTTCCAATTACGTTTTCTCTTTTTTCAACCATGTATGTGATCTTCTGTTAGAATTAGAAACTCCCAGCCTTTTTTGGTACACACCTTTTTTGCTGCTTCCCACTTAGCATTATTTATGCCCCATGTTCTCACTTCAGAAACGTAACGCTTCGTTATCTTCTTTTGCTTTGAAGGTGGTTTAGTGTACTTCTTTGGTTTAATCTCAATCAACTTTTCAACTATCTTACCATCTTTGTTTTTTTGTCTTATCCAGAAATCTACAAAATAACGGTGATAACGATTGTCAATAGGTGATTTGTAAGGAATTATAACTTCTTCAGAAGACCATTCGAGAATATTTGAGTTGTTATCACACAACTTCATAAATTTTCTCTCCCATAAAGAGCGATATACGATATTACTCGGATCACCCTTGTATTTCTTTGGGTTGGTCGGTTTGAATATACCTCTGTAGGCCATGTATAAATATGTATACCCGAGGAACAAAAAAAATGAGCGAAGAAAGAGACAGAGCATTACTAGAACAATTTAATGCAGATTCTCCAGTCAATGTATTAGAATATCCACTAAGAGGTCTTGGCGCGAAAGACAACGGCTTAGGTCATCACATTATGTTTGATATTCTTGAGATCGACGGGTTGTGCTTTGAGACTATTAGCCAATCATTCACCTCTGCCGAGCAATCGTCTGTAACAGAAAACGAAAATAGTCAAGTTCTAGATGGCCTTTCAGTAGAAGATGCACAGCAAACCGCAAACGAAACGGGTCTCGCTGGTATCGCAAATAGCATTACACAAGGAGGATCACTAAGAAATCTATCCTCGTGGCTCTCTAATTTTGGTCAAAATTTTAGTGGGCTTGCAGCAGAATCTTCAAGACTTAAGCAAGAAGGTAGAAATCTTAAAGGTAGCATTGCACTATATGTTCCTGAGGCAGTGAATGTCGCCTATGGATTAGACTGGCAAATGAGTGATGATATGGTCGGTGTCGCTCTCATTGAAGACGTATTCAAACTTATACAATCATCTGGTTCAGGAACAGAAAAGATTGCAAAGTCGATTGGTGAGCAAATAGCAATTCAAGCAGCACCAAATGTTATTGATTCGGTGGGTAGTCTCGTTGGTGTTAACTTCGGTGGACAAGCAGCAGTTGAGTCTCTTACACGAAAGGTTCGAAACCCACATATTGCATTCTTGTTCAAAGGTGTCAATCAAAGAACATTCTCTTTTGAGTTTAATTTTACACCACAAAATTTTGAAGAAGCAAAAGTCACATACAACATTATTAAAATGTTCAAGAAACACTCCATGCCTGAACTTGATGATAGTAAAAGGTTTTTAAGATATCCATCGTTGTTTGAGATCTCTTACTTTTCATCGGCAGGAGTGGAGAATACTTTTGTTAATAAACTAAAACCATCTGTGATAACAGGTATTAACGTCGATTACTCTGGTGGAGGAGTATATTCAACCTTTGATGAGCAACCGAGTGGCTTTGTAGACATGGATGGCAAAACGGTTAACGGTGCACCACCAACAAATGTAAAACTAACACTCACATTCTCAGAAACCAGCCTTCTCACCAGAGGCGATATTGACGAGGGGTATTAATGTCATACTTTCGTAAAAACTTTCCAAAGACTGCGTATGATATGTTTGGCGACAAGAAGTATCGTCGTGCTGTTGATATTGTAAAAAGTTTTACTTTATCAGATCAAGTCAAGCAAGAGTCATCAGTCTTTTTTAATTATATCGTTAAAGATAGTGATCGACCAGATACCATTGCCACAAAAATTTATGGTCGACCAGATCTTCACTGGCTAGTTCTTTTTGCAAATGACATTCAAAACATTTATGAAGAATGGCCTAAAGATCAGGTTGAACTAGAAAACTTTGTTTCGAAGAGATATCCTGGTAAGTCTTTATTCATAACACCAGTAAATACAAACATTGCAAAGAAAACGTATGCCATTGGTAGTCATGTAACTGGACCATACTCTTCTAGTTTGGGTGTTACTGCACAAGCAACTGTGATTGGTTGGGATATAAATTTTGATGAGTTAATTGTTGATTCTATCACAGGCTCTTTTTCTGCGAGTGATACGATTGAAATAATCTCTACAGATAACGCTGTTAGACAAGAGACAGTTAATAAAGTCGTTGACACTACCGATGCGGTTCATCACTTTGTAGACTCCTCAGGAAACTATCAAGATCCTTATGGCGCAACATCTGTTGCTGGCACGAGTTTAGATTTGGTTGAGGGTTACAAACAAGGCACGTTGCAATCTTTTTACAATATTCGAACAAACAGAGAATATGAAGAAGAGGAAAATGAAACGAAAAGAGGAATCAAACTGGTAAAAAGTTCATTCGTTGAGCCAATTTTGAAAGATTTGGATAGTCTGTTTACATGACCACAAAAACAAAAAACGCATTATCAAGACCAGGAGAAATCGAAATTGGATCTGTTCGTCTGATTTGCGATAATGGTTTTTCTATTGACATAAAAGAAATAATGGTTGAACTAACGCTCAACGAGGATCTTTATTCTCCATTCATATATGGTGAAGTTTCTGTTGTTGATACCTTATCTTTGGTTAAGAACGCTCCTATTATTGGTGGTGAAGAAACACTTCTTATAGAATACAATTTACCTTGCACAGAGGTAGTAAAGAATGTCTATCGTGTTTACAAAATAAAAGATAGACAAAGAACAGACCGTGATAGCACAGAGGTTTATACTTTGTGTTTTGCCTCACCTGAACTAGAAAAGAATAATAGCATCGAGATAACAGGAACTTTTGGTGGCAAATATTCTGAAATTGCAAAACAACTATACTCTGAATATCTTGCCATACCAGATGTCACACCACCAATAAACATTTCAGAGAGTGCTAATTTTATAAATTTTACTGCAAATAGATGGACGCCAATCGAAACATTCAATTACATGGCAAACAGAGCCATATCAAATAGCAATCATAATGAAATGGGCTTTTTGTTTTTTAGAAGAATGGACTCTTACAACTTTATCAACATATTCGATCAGTTTGATCAAGAGCCAATTGTAATCTATAGAAGAATAAATCGATCACTTGCTTTACCAGAAAACAAGTACGATTTGTTGATTGAACAATTTAATATTGAAGACTATACAATTATTAACACGCAAGATTCTATTCAAAATCGCTTAGATGGTGGTTATGATTCCATTACAACATCATACGACATTACATCAAAGCAGGTGCAAGAGAGTCATCACTCATACACTGATGACTTTTCTCGAACAAGAAGTATTGAGCCACACCCATTGATTTCTGATTTTCGTCAAGATGTTAATACGACAGAGGAGCCAAGAAGATCGAGACAAATTCGAACCTTAGATCAACGAGCATCTTATTCGTTTGACAACATCGAAGATAATCTATACGGAACAATATCAGAAAAAACAAACAATGAACCAGACTATCGTGAAACTGGCTCTTCACCTGAAAAATCTATCAGTCAATTACCAACAAATTCAGTTCCTATGTCTGGTGATATTGATTCTCCATTCACCTCACCATCTTCGGAGTTTGGAGGAAACATCAACGATGAAATCAGAGGTCTTGTCGATATCAGTGGACCATCTGTTTCTGTTGAGTCTATGCACGCTTTCCAGACAGAAGGAGAGGTACGACCAGATCTTGAAAGGTATGCGGAATATTACGGCGGTTTTTACATCGAACGAGAAGAAGTGCCCAGCATTGAAGCCGTCGGTGGGGTCGCTTTTATCTATAGCATTCAACCTCCTTTGGGACTAGCAAAAGATTTACCAGAAGAAAAAGAAACTTCTGTCGGTGACGATCAACCAAAGCAACCAAAAAATAACTTGACTCAGGCACCAAGGTTTGTGTTGCCTTTGATGAGAAGATCACAACTCAAATCACTTCAAGGTCAAGTTATTGAAATAACTGTTCCTGGTGATTCTAGAAGAAGAGTCGGAGAAATTATTGAGGTGGATATACCATCATATGAATCTAGATTCACAGAGGATGGCACAGATCATAGCGTATCGGGTAAGTATATGATATCGCACATAAAACATGTAATAAAGAAAGATGATTATAAATTGGTAATGGAACTCTCTAGAAACTCTAGAAAACAAAGACTGCCAGAAAATAACGAAATTATCGAGGAGTAAGTTTAGATGAAAAAAAAGTCTATCGCATTAGGCAAAAGAAAAAGACTGAACGAACGTAGACCAAGATCTAAACTTAAAAGCATATACAATAAAGTGAGAAAACATTTAAAATGAAAATAGATCCATCAACACAAAACTTTATATGGTTTCAGGGAGTAGTCGAAGACGTTTCTGATCCTCTTCGTTTAGGTCGCTGTCGTGTTCGTATTATTGGTTATCACGAACCTGATAAGATCATACTACCCACAGATCAACTGCCTTGGTCACACCCAATACAACCAATCACAAGTGCTGCTGTTAGTGGTGTCGGAACAACACCAACTGGCTTAGTACCTGGCTCACATGTTGTAGGTTTCTTTCGTGACTCAGAGACACAGCAACACCCTGTCATCTTTGGCAGCATCGGTGGCATACCAACAACAAAAGAACCAGAGAAAGGATTCAATGATCCATCAGGAACGTATCCTCTTGACACGCATCTTAATGAGCCAGACACAAATAGACTTGCTCGAAATGAAAGTCTTGAAAATTCAATTGTACAACAAAAAATTGATACAGTTGAACAGGGTGTGCCTACTGCTTTAGGTCAAGAGTGGAATGAACCAGCGACACCTTACTCTGCTGAGTATCCGAAGAATCATGTAAAGCAAACTGAGTCTGGGCATATTCAAGAGTTTGACGATACACCAGAAGCAGAAAGAATTCACACATATCACAAGTCTGGTACGTTTGACGAAGTTCATCCTGATGGCACAAAAGTTGAAAGAATCATTGGCAACAACTACTCAATACAAAAGAAAGACTCAAATGTTTTTGTTCGAGGCGAAGCAAATCTTACTACAGAAGGAAATACAAGGCTTTTGGTAAACAAAAGCCTTGCTCTTGAAGTAAATGATGGCAACATAGAAATAAAAGTCACAAAGGGTGACATAAATATTAGCGTTGAAAATGGAAACGTAAAGCAAAGAGTCAATGGCGACGTTAAACAACATATTGCTGGTAATGCCGAAGAAATTGTTGGCGGTAATAAGATTACGCGGGTTAGTGGCAATTACATTATCGATGCAAGCGGCTCATTAATTCTAAGGGGAAGTCCTATACTTCTAAACTAACATGGCAAGTGCAGTAAGAGATGGTGACAGTGCGGGTGGTTCGATTCGGGGTTCAGCCTCGAATGTTTTTATTGGTGGTCGACCAGCGGCTCTAGATGGCGACTCTGTTATGCCCCACGGAAAAAAAAGACACAAGGCTGGGCCTAGAATGAGGGCAAGAACTTCAAATGTTCTTGTGAACAACAAGCCTATTTGTAAAGCGGGCGATACTGCCACTTGTGGACATAAAGCAAAAGCATCACAATCGAATGTGAGAGTTAACTAATGAGTCAACCATTTCCCGATACTCTTGATGTTTTTGCAGACGGCTTTACGAAAAGTCAAGTTGACATCATAGATGCAGTCTCGCAGGGAAGAGGCATACAAGATCCTACAGCAACAGCAAGAGTAGACTGTGTATCTTCTTTGAGTAGAGTGAGAAGTCAAATAAATGGTGTTCTGAGTCAATTTACTGTTGGGTCTGGTATCGGTGAAATTTCAACATCAACAGTTATCTTAAACGACATATCTTACAACGGGCTGTCTGCCATATCACATAACATATCAGCCTTGATTTCAAACATCGACACTTACAGAGAACACAGTGAAAGAATATCTGGACTAACTGGTGTTCCAGATGGCTCAACACTGCCAGATTTTTCATCTTTGGTGGGATTAGCAACATCATATAATTTGACTAAAGCATCTATTGATAAGGCAAAAGGTAGACCTGTCGTTGATAATTTTAGTTTAGTATTTAACAGCATAGTTGGTGACGCACAGAATCGTTTTGCTTTGGTAAAAAACGAAAGCGATAACGCTTTCAATAACATCAAAGAAAAAGGTCGTTTCTTTTCTAATTCATACAACAGTTTAATTATAGACTCTAGCACAAAATTCAAAGGTATTTCTGCTGGTGTTGACAGTTTTGCTGCACAAGACATGAACAACTTTAATACCATCGTTGATTTTCTAAATAAGGTATCAAAAGGCACCGTCATTGCCGGTCTTGCTGGTCAAGAAAATACACACACAAGATTTCTAGTCGATAACTTTGTTGGTGGTCCAGAGTTAAAAGAATTTCTTCGTAAAGCGGATGAAGAAAGCAATCAAAGGGTTCTGTTTTAATGAAAGTTCGTGTCACATCATCATCTTCAAGCAACTCTGTTAAAGTTTCTGGACAAGATACTGTAAATGTTGTAGGTTCAAGAGAGGGCCCTCAAGGTGCTTCTGGTGCAGTAGGCACAACAGGCACAACAGGCACAACAGGAGCAACTGGTACTACAGGCACTACTGGTACAACTGGGGCAACTGGCACTACAGGTGTTACTGGTACAACTGGGGCAACTGGCACAACAGGTGTTACTGGTACAACTGGAACTACAGGTGCAACAGGTAACACAGGGCCGCAAGGCACAACTGGCACAACGGGTACGACTGGAACCACAGGTAACACAGGGCCACAGGGTGTCACAGGTACAACTGGTACTACAGGCACAACTGGAACCACAGGTACAACCGGTACTACAGG